AATACTATTAGCAAGTGCGTTAACCCTAACAACATTGACAGTCAATGCTGGACCAATGGTTAAAGACAGCAAAGAGTTCTGTCAGGGTATGGCAGAGGGAGCGATGCAAATGATTGTTCCCCGAGCGATGGGAGCAACCAAACAATCAATGTTGGATATTTTGGTCAAAGACCCCAAGGTAGTCAGTCTTAGACAGACATTGTCCGGACAAGAGTTAGCAGAGTTAGAAGCCAAGATTGACTCTTATGCTCAGGTGGTTGAATTAGTATATGAGTTCCCCCACCTGGACGCAAGTGCTACGGGCAACAAAGTTTACCAGCATTGCATTGACTAACAACATAAGGAAAGTAAAATGAAGGCAATACTCTGACGCTGGCTTTACAGTCACTTTGTCAACTGCTATTTTACCATTCTGCTAAATACTTTTGTCCAGCATATTAAGAACAAAAAAAGATGGTGCGCCTTTGTCTGACATCACGCACCTATTTTTTAGGGCTCCGCAGGTTTCTATGGAGTCCTTTTTTTATGGCTGAACAAAATGGTTCGTTTTGACGGCGTTATCCCCTGGTTTTTGAACTTATAGATTAAGTAATACTATAAGGAGACTAACAATGTCAAAGTATGAAAAACTAAATGAACCAGTGTTTGTGAACCAAATCAGCCACCAGAAAGGCCGTGGTGACATAGACATTATAGAAGTGCAGCTCACCGGCATCAAAACCCGAACGGAATACAAGACCTGGATTGACCCCAAGTTTGCCAACTACTCCCACTGGGAACTGTTGATAGAAGCAGCACAAGAAAAAGGTGTTGTGGTCAGCAACCTCAAACTCAAAGACCCCGCCAAGAACCTAATCAATGCAGACAGCAGACCACGCATTGAATACGTTGTAACACGAATTGAATTAGCTGAAATACTTTCGGACTTTTGGGAAACACAGAAAGAGTTCGTGAGCAAGTTTGGCACCTTCTGAAAAGCATTTATGCTAAATAACAGTAACAAGAGATTAATAGATTATGAGATACAAATACAGCCTAAAGAACCCAAATCCGAAAACCACTCAGACTCGACGCAAGCGTCCTGAAAAGTGGGTCACCGGATCTGATCCATTCAGACGTGAGAAGTATTACGCCTACATCAAGCACCGTGCTCAGGCCAAGCATCGCAAGGAAGACTATGAGCTTACTTGGGATGACTGGGAAGCACTCTGGAGTGATGAACTGTTTCTACTGCGTGGACGCAAGCGTGATGATATGTGCATCACCCGTGTTAACAAAACTCAACCGTGGTCAGCATCAAACGTTGTTGTGGTCTCACGCTTGGAACAACTTAGGTCGTGCGCTAAAACAATGTTGGAGAAGAAGAATAAATGATTGATTTTGATCCATACGCCGAGCTTATCAAGACACAAGAAAGAGTGACTATGCTAGAAGACTTGGTGGATCAATTGATCTCAACCAACAATGAACAGGCTAGACTATTACAAGAGATAGCCAAGAGTCACGAAGGACTGTCACGTCTTGTTCTTCAGAATGACACACGCATCAACAACCTTGCGTGTGGTCAGGACCAAGACACGTGAAGTTAAGTCTACCACAACAAACAGTGGCAGATGATCCTGCACGTTTCAAAGTTGTTGTGGCGGGCAGAAGATTCGGCAAGACGTTTCTAAGTATGCGTGAACTTTGTTATAGAGCACGCATACCCGACCAAGAAATATTCTACATCACCACAAGCTATCGTGCTGCTAAGATGATACTGTGGAAGCCACTCAAGAAGAAGCTGCTGGCACTGCGTTGGGTCAAGAAGATCAACGAAAGTGAACTGTCAATACTTCTGAAGAATGGGTCTACTATATCACTCAAAGGGTCAGAGGATCCTGACAAACTGCGTGGTCCTAGTCTATCCTATTGTGTGATTGACGAAGCAGCTGAATGCAAGTTGGAGACACTGTGGGGTGAAATCATACGTCCAGCACTTGCAGATCAACAGGGTGGTGCACTGTTTATAGGAACACCCAAGGGCAAGGGCAATCACTTTTATGACTTGTATGTAAAAGCCAAGAAGGCCAAGAACTGGGCAGCATATCAGTTCACCACACTTGATGGGGGCTTTGTTAGTGATGAAGAAGTAGCAGCCGCACGTGAAGATATGAGCGAGCTACAGTTCCGCCAAGAGTTCCTAGCCACATTTGAGACTTATGAAAATAGAGTTGCGTGGGGCTTTGATAGAGATAGGCACGTTATAGACGTGCCCAAGGATGTTAATACCTCTATTATTCACGTTGGTATGGACTTCAACGTTAGTCCAGCCACCGCAGCCATTATGGTCAAGCATACCATAGAAGGACTTGAATGTATGGTGCAGATTGATGAGATCAACGTCTACTCATCAAACACTGATGAAATGGTCAGCGAACTTAAAGATCGCTATCCACGAAGCAAAACGTTTGTATACCCAGACCCATCAGGCAAAAGCAGACACACCGCTGCCAATGGCAATACTGATCACAAGATACTTGAGAACGCGGGCTTTATTGTTAAAGCACCCAAGAAACACGATGCTGTCAAGGATAGAATCAACGCTATCAACGCACAGTTCAAAAATGCTAATGATACAGTCAGGCTGTATATAGTAAATACGTGCAAACACACTATCAACAGTTTGGACAAGTATACATTTAAGGAAGGAACACAGATTCCCGACAAGGATTCAGGATTCGACCACATGTTTGATGCAATTAGCTACTGCATCGCATATCTGTTTCCGATTAAGAAGAAAGTAGAGCATAAAGCACCTCAGCGCTGGGGTCATGCAATCGCATAAGGATTATTCATGAATATAACACAACAGATTTCTACGGAAGTAGCCAAGCTATTAAGTGGAAACTCTACCTACAACTCATACAACTCACGTTGGAGATACATGCTGGAAAGCTACATTGGTGGAATGGAGTATCGCGAGGCCGGACATCTAACACGCTACCAATTAGAAACAGATGCGGAATACGGTGCGCGTCTGCGGGCAACACCACTAGAAAACCACTGTTCGTCAATAGTAAACACCTATAACTCATTCCTGTTTCGTGAACAACCCATACGTGAGTTTGAAAGTCTTGAAGGAATGCCAGAACTATACTCATTCTTAGAAGACGTGGACTTTGAAGGACGCAACATTGACCAATTTATGAAGGACGTTCACACCTGGGCAAGTGTGTTCGGTCACTGCTGGATGGTGTTGGTAAAGCCCAACGTGGGTTCGGCCACAAGAGCAGAAGATCAAGCCCAGGGCATTCGTCCATATGCTAGTCTACTCACACCACAAGTTGTATTGGATTGGGAATACACTCGCAAGCCCAATGGTGAATACAAACTCTATTACTTCAAATACATCGAAGATATAAATGGTGACGTAACTACAATCCGTGAATGGTGGGATGAAGCTGTTAAGACTTCAATCATCAACACGTCAAAAGACAATATTGAACATCAATACGTTGAACCAAACGGCCTGGGATTGATTCCGGCGGTGTGTGCGTATAACAAGCGTTCATCATATCGTGGCATTGGTGTTAGTGACATTACTGACATTGCTGACTATCAGCGTCTGATCTACAACTACTTGAGTGAGTGGGAACAGTTGGTTAGACTCAGTGTTCACCCAAGTCTAGTTAAGACACCAGACACCAACGCTGGCATTGGCGCAGGTTCATTGATTGAAGTTCCAAATGACACTGACGGATCGCTCAAGCCATACTACCTAGAATATAGCGGCGCCAGTATTGATGCTATTCAGAGTGGTATTGAACACGCTGTTTCAGCAATTGACAAGATGGCCAATACTGGTGCTGTTCGCGCAACTGAAAGCAAGAAGATTAGTGGCGTGGCAATGGAAACTGAGTTTGAACTGTTGAACGCACGTCTAAGTGAAAAAGCAGACAACCTTGAACTTGCTGAAGAGCAGCTTTGGAAGTTGTGGTGTGTGTATATGGAGCGTGAATGGGAAGGCGTTATTGACTACCCAGGCAGCTTCAACATTCGCGATACGGCTCACGAGATTGAGCAATTGCGTGTGGCATATGAAGCAGCAGAACCTGGCAGTGTAGCAGCACGCGGCGTCCAAAAGAGAGTTACGGAATGGCTGGACTTTGAGCAAGAAGAACTTGCGGAGCTTACAAAAGAAGTCACTCCACACATTATGCAAAGTCTAACGGGTGAGCTTAGAGCAGTTACAACTCAGTCACAGCACCAAGAGTTGATCTCTATGGGCTGGACTGAATACACACAAGGAATGAACAATGAGTAAACTAGGAGGCTATTATGGCTTATAAAAAGAAAGGCAACGGCAAGAAAAAGAAGTAAGTTAACCTATTATAGTATTTTGCTATGATTATACTAAATAACAGTAGCAGCAGACAGTAGGTTCTGTCTGCTGACACTAATTACAAACAAACCGTTAAGAGCGGGCGAGGATTACAATGGCCGAAGAACAAAACATTGGCGAAGCAGCAGCAACTGACGCAGCTGATCAAAAATCAAGTCAGGCACAAGAAGAAGCAACAAAGACATATACCCAAGAAGAAGTAGACAACATGATGGCTCGAATGAAGGGCAGCATGGAGAAGAAACTTCTAAAGCCTTATGAAGGATTGGGTGATCCAGAAGAACTGCGTGATCTGAAAACCAAAGCGGAACAACAGCGTGAGGAACAACAGCTCAAGCGTGGTGAGTTTGAAAAAACACTTCAGGAGAAAATGTCAGTAAAGGATTCAGAAATCCAGAAGCGAGACGCAATCATCAAAGAGTATAAGGTTAACACCCCACTACTTGATGCAGCAGCACGTTATAAAAGTGTGAACCCAGAACAAGTCAAGAGCTTGCTGGCAAGCAATGTGCAGTTGGGTGATGATGGCGAAGTTGTGGTTACTGATGGCAAGGGCGGCGTTCGTTATAATGACAGCGGCAACCCAGTAGGTGTAGACGACCTAGTGCGAGAATTCTTAGATTCGAATCCGCATTTCGTTCAACCGACAGCATCAACAACCCACACTAAGAGCAACTATTATGCTCCCGGTGGTAAACTTGATATCTCAAAACTAGACATGAAGAATCCTGCGGATAGACAAAAGTATGCCGAAGCCAAGAAGGCCGGCAACATTTAATACGCCAATATCTTAAGGAGATTACACCATGGCTAACAACACAACCCTTAACAGTGAACTGTTTACTAACCTGCTTGCAGAAGCACAGTTTGCTGCATACGAGAACTCAGTAGCTCGTCAAATCGTAACAGCTTTTGATTACCCAGCTAACCAAGGCAAGACTCTTCAGGTTCCTGTTTACTCAGCAGTATCAGCAGTAGACCTATCTGAAGGTGTTGCTCCAAGCGCAGCTGACACCAACACAAACTCAGC